AAACGAAAAATGCCCGTCCTTGGCCCCGTCCAGGCTAATCGCGCCGGTGCCTTCCACCTCCGTGGTCTCCATGACCAGGTCTGCAAATTTAATGTCCATGCGTCCTTATCCTTTGTTTGCGCCTGACGGCACGCTTTTCTCGGCATCAACCCCCACACACGCCCGCCGGATTTTCCCTATCCGCCCCCGCCGGGCGTGCTCATCATATTAGCCGCCCGGGCCTCCTGGGGCACGTTGGGATTGACGATCGCCTGGGTCTGCCCCAGGAGCCCCAATGCCTGCAGAAACGCCTGGTAGGCCGCAGACGCGCGCTGGGCATTGCCCGCATAATCCGCGTCCTTCAAATAGGCCCGGTACAAGATGAAATCCAAAATCGTATTGGAATACACATCATCCAGGGTAATGGTGTCGGTTTCCGGCTCGGCCACCTCGTCGGGCGCGGCGGAATAAATCTGCTCCACTTGCCCGGTCCCGTCAGACGGCGGCCACACATAAAAATGCTTGGGGTCGCGCATGTCAAACATGAAGTGCTCGACCTCTGCGGTAGGGTCCTGGGAGTGCCAGTCCGGGCGCTGGTCATCCAACTGCCGGCGGGGAATCTGCCGGATCACCTTGCCCGGGGTTTGACCGTCCACCCCCATGTTCCGGGGCACGTCGATCAACGCGATCCCGTCCGACGCCAAAGACTGCTTGGTACCGGGCTCCAGCTCCCGGGATTCGTTCTTGGCGAAAGCGTCCGGCTTGATCCGGACGATCTCGCGCTGGGCGTCATTGAGCCAGTCCAGCAGCTCCGACGGCGGCCACCGGATATTGGTCGCATCCTGGATAATGGTGGACGCCCGCTCTAGTATGGATTGTGCGACAATGGTTGCCATTTTTTCTTACCCTCCCTTTTTTTTGCCGTAATATTCGTAACCACCAGGGCTACCGGTGGGTCTGCCGGCGCCGCTCATTGATCGCATCCGCCACCCGCTGCGCCTTTTCCAGCCGGGCCTTGTGTATTCCTTCCCGGTACGCCCGCAAAAAATACCGGGCCTGCTCCGGGTTCGTCCACTCCACCCCCGGTTGGGATTTCAGCCGCTGGATCGCGCCCGCGCAAATGACCTCGCCGTAGACGTCATAGGCAAAATCCGGCAGCCTGGACGCCTCCATAGACGGCAGCAAAACCAGCTCCACATCCAGCGACACCATCCCGGCATCGTCCGACGGGGCGGGATAAACCCGCAAATGACGCGGCGGAAACAAAAAATAACCCGTGGGCAGGTCTGCCGTGTCCTTGCGCCACCCGGGCCGGCTGGTGTTGAGCATCGTCCGGTGGATCTGCTTGAGCGGGGTGCCGCACGCATTTAACCAGCAGCCGTCAATATCCAGCACCCGGGTATGCTTCCCCACCCAGGTAGCCACCTGGTTCAAATCCGCCTCCGGGGCAAACGCGCCCACCATAACCCCGCCCGGAAAATGCGCCCGCCACGCCCGGGTCTCCTTGAAAAATTGCACGGCCGACTGCAACACGGCCCGCTGTTTTACAAAATCCGGGCCGCCCGGGCAGTCCATGGACACCAGCCGGACAAACGCATCAACATCGGTAAAATCACTCATGGCCGCCCCTCTTTATCAAACCGTCACTTCCGACGCCGATATGGCATCATCCAAAGATATCTTCTCATCTTCGGTTTCCACCGACACCCTCTCCGGGGCCACCTCGATGCGCGCGCCGGCGATATACGATTCCTTGCTCAGGTTCGTGACCTCGCCCTTGATGGTCAACGTCACCCGCTTGCCCAGCCCGACGTTTTCCAGGCCCTCGGCGGCTTTTTCGCCGCCCGGCAGGTGCACAAACGCCCGGGCCGGATCAATGGGCATTTCAACCATTTCAGGCTGGCCCTTTTTGGTTTTTTTTGCCATGCGTCACTCCTTTTTGCCGCGCGCCGTCAGGAAGGATACGCATCCTGTTGTGCGGGATCCTCGGTCAACGACGCGCCGCAGTTGGGACACCGGTGGGGATCTTCCCACATGGCGTCATCTTCCACATAAAGCTCGCGGCAACGCGGGCACACCCACAGATCGCCAAATGCCATGACCTATACCTCGTTGGCCGCCAGGTTGCCGGTGGTTTCGGCTGCGCCCGGGTCCGCTTTTTCATACTCAAAACCGCGCATCTCGATTTTTTCCGCCTGCCCCCACCAGTCCGGCCGGGAGTCGAATTTTTCCATCCAGGCAAACGGCGCGCCCCAGTCGGCTTTTTTCTCGCCCTTTTTGGCCTTGGGCCGGACCCGGTAAAGCACCGAATCCAGCTCCGTTGCCGCCTGCCTGTCGTTGATAACAAAATCATCTAACCGGGCGCGTTCCTCGGATTCTTTCTGCTCATAAAACTTGCGGGACAACTCCTTGCCCGTGGCATCCCACCAGCGATGCGCCAGCTCCCGGTGAATCTTGGACCCGATAACGTCAAACTCCGCCTTGTTCCGTACCGGCGCGCCGTCTTTGTACCCGTAGATACCGTCGGCGTGCAGATAGATCGACCGGCCGGATCCGTCGTGCCAGGACCGCAGGACCTTGACCCCCACGGTCACCTCGCGGCCTTCGGTGTCCCTTTTTTTCAGCTGCAATACCTGCATAAACAACCCCCTCCCCGTTTTTTTTAAAAATGAAACGATCGCCCGCTACTGCCCGATCACCAGCGCCAAAAGCTCGGTCTCGCCCAGCTCGGTCTCGTCGGGAATCTCGCCCAGGTCCTGGATTTCTCCGCCGATTTCCTCATAAAAAAGGGCTTTTATCTTGTGGTTGTCCGGGTCGTAGCGAAAAAAATACTTGCTGTCGTGGGGATCCATGATAAACAGGCGGTCGATCTTGTTTTTCAGACCGAACTTCGCCTTGTCCGGCAGCGGGATCCCGCCGGTGGAATACTGGCCGCCGCCCCCGCCGAATTTAATCTTGGGCATGCTGGCCACCCGCACGCCGCCGAACACGTCGATATTGCGATTTTCCAATACGATTTCAACATCGTCTTTGGTGATTGCGCTCATATTGCCCTCTCCTTGTAAAAAGCGGGCGGACAGCATGCTGCCCGCCCGCTGCTGTCAGCGTGAAAATAACCACCCGGCAACCGGGGGTTATTCGGTTTCGATCATGTTGTCCAGGTTGACCGGCTCTTCGGAGACGGGCCGCACCATCACAAAGGGGCGCACCTGGCCGTCCGCACCGGTACCCGTCGCCTGCACGTGCGCGCAGACCAGCTCCTGGCCCGGATACAGGATTGTTCCCTGTTTGGCACGGTCATAAACCACGTTGCCGGCCTCGGTCTCGCCCAGCTTCACGTTGCCCGCACCCTTGTCCACCTTGTCGGTGTTGGTGCCCGCCTTGACCCGGATATGAAATTCCAGCTCCCCTTCCGTGGTCTCACCGCCGCAGTCCTTGGTGACCAGGCCGCCGGCCATCAAAAGCTCGCACTTGCAGGGGACCGGGAAGTACACGTCGTCGGCCGCGCTCTCCGCGACCCGGATCCCTTCCTTGGAATCGGCAGTCAAAGGATCCTCGTTGATATACAGGGGGACCAGTTCCATGAGTTGATAAGAAAGCATTGTTTACCTCCGCTTATAAAAAAAGGTTTTTAAACGATAAAGTCAAAAGCGCTCCGGGCGCTCACCGCCTACTGGCTGCCGATATAAATGACCCGGGCTTCCCGGTCGTTTGCGGAATCCCAGTAAATGGCAAACTTGATGATCCCGTACCAGGCCACCGCCTTGACCCGGCCGAAATCCCCCTGGTAATTGGGATCCGCCCGGAGCTCGGGGGTATGCGCTTCCACGCGGGCCACGGCCTGATCGCCGAAGACCACGCCTTCGCCGGTGCAATCCCCGCTGCCGACACTGTTGGAAAGCGCGTTCTCGTTGGTGTTTTCCACCAGGCGAACGCTCTCCACGCGGCCGACCTCGGAGTAATAAATCACCTCGCCCTTGCGCAGATACTGAAACCAGGACTCCAGCACCCGGTCGTCCTTTAAGCCGCGCAGGGCCTTGGTGGTGAAAATCCCGATATAGTCGCGCCCGGAAAACGGCGGCACGTGCAGATCGTTGGCCATATAGTCCCGCATAACACCCATATGGGCCTTGGTGATGTTATTTTGAGCGGTAGACGAAAACTGCCCGTCGGTGTCAATGGTCCCGCTGGTCAGATCCGTTGGCGTAAAGCGGACCTTGGCTTCCTTGAAAGCATTTGCCGCCCCGTTGTCCATACAGGCTTCCATCTGCTCGCGCAGCTGGGCCTGGGCGCCCTCCTTGGGGTTCAATGCCCCCAGCTCTTTTAGCAGGTTGTTGTACTGCACGCCGCGGCCCCATTCCTCCACGGTGATCTGCCGGGTCCCCATTTCCAGCTTGTCCACCGGGATCCGGTTCATCTCGGACAAAACCGGGCTGGAAGGCACGTCCAGGGGCTTCCAGTAAGGAAGGGTTACGCTTTCGCCCTGGCCTTTGCCGAACCCGTCCACCTTTTTGGTAAAAGGGACAAATACAAAGTTGAGCGCAGCGGCCTTCATAATCCCCTTGGCCAGCTGGTGATTTTTATAAACGCCCGATGCTGCGTCAAAAGTCCATGTCGTCGTCATTGTCTGATACTCCTTATCTGTAGTTGTGGCGACACGGGGTTATGGGTCATGCGGCGTCCAGCAACACCCCTGCTAAAGGGTATGGCTGGCCACAGCCGCCTCCACGATATCGCCGAAGGTTTCTTGTTGGTCCTGCGCGTTGCTCTGCCTGGACGCTCCGCGGTTCGACGCCCCTCTGTCCATGGGCTGCGCGCTCGCCTGGAGCATTTCCCGGCGCTTTTTGTCATAATGCGCGCGCGTAGACTCGATGGCATAGTCAATCTGGTCCTCGATCGACAAGGGCCGCCCCTGCTCGTCCTGCGTGGGTGCCCGACCGCAAAATGCGATAAAAGCGGGATCCTCGCGGTCAAAACCGGGGGTTTTCTCGCCGATACGCGCGTCAATCTTTTGGTGAATTTCCGCCTGCGTGTACCCGCCGCCGTCGCCGGGATCGTCGCCTTCGGCCGGGGCGGCGGTGTCCGGCGGGGAAGCCGGGGAGGTTGTGCCGCTTTCCCCGCCGGGATCGCTGCCGTCGCCAGCAGACGCGGCACCCGCGTCCGCTGCCTGCTGACCCTGGCCGCCCACCATGTCGGAAGCCCTCGGGATATCCGACCCCCCGGACGAATCAACCGCCGGGGTAAACGCATCCACGGACCTATGGACATCCGCCCATATCCGGGCCGTCTTGGTATGGTATTCCGGATCATCCGGATCCAGCTCGTCCACCGCGCGGGCCGCTTCCTCGTATTTCTGCTGCACAAACTCGTCGCGCTGCCTTGCCGCTTCCTGGTCCTGCTGCTGTTTCTTCTTGGCGTCCTCGATGTCCTGCAGCTGCCGCCGTAGCCGGGCATTATCCTGCTCGGCGCGCGTGGTGCGGCTCATCAGGTGTGCATAAGAACGCTCCGCTTCCTCGTGGGACTTGTGGCGAAACTGCCCTGACGAGGGCTCTCCACCGCCTGCATCCCCACCCGCCGCATCGCCGGTGGTCCCGCCTTCCGGCGGGGCGGCGCCCTGCGGCGCATCGCCGGACGCATCAGGCGCGCCGGAGTGATCCGCGCCGGGATCCGAACCAGGATCGCCCACGTCATCGTCTTCGGCCTCCGGAAAAAAATCCCCCCGGTAAACCTCAAACTGCTCGTAGCCGCCCATGATATCGCCCGGCTCCTGCGGGTCCTGCACCTGCCTGGGGTCGTCCGAAAAATTGTCTCCCATAAGATCTGCCTCCTTTTTGCCCGGCGTGGTCCGCATCCCTGCGGGGCCTGCAAAATAAATGGTGTTTATAAATGGCCGGCCTTGATCAACTTCTCCGTTGCAATGGCCGCCAGGTTGCCTTTTTCCTTTAAATCCTTCAAAATGGCGACATACGCCCTGGCCTCGGGGTCCTCGTCCAGCACTGCCTGGATACGAAGCTCCAGGCGCCGGCGGATCATGGCCCGAAGGGCATCGGCCGCCTCGCCCTGGGTGACCTGGTTTAGTCCCGCCTGCTCCTTTAACCGCTCGGCCTCCTGCGACTGCAGCCGCTTCTCATACGCCCGCCGGTCGGCCTCCACCTTCTCCATGGGCTCGCCGGATTCCGGATCCACCGGCCCGCCATAAGACATACCTGACATTTATTGACCTCCCCCTTGCGCACCACCACCACCGCCGCCGCCCGGATCGGGCGGCGCGCCGCCCATGGGCTGGCCGGCCATAATGGCGTTGCCCACTTCTTCATTCACAATGATGTTTTCATCTTTCAGATTGGTTCTGGCCTCAAACGCCTTGATCGCGTTATACCGGTTGATAAACGGCCCCCACACCGGCGATTCAGCCATGGGGAAAATATTTTGGGTCAAATACCGCAGGGTATCGGCTTCCTTCAAAAGCTCCTGCATCCCGGATATAGAAAAACTCCCGCTTAACTCGGGCAGCTTCGGGTCCGCTTCCGGGTTGACTTTTTTCTGGTTGATAACCTGGGCCACCTCCTGGTCCACCATCATGAGCAACTCCGACGGATTGGCAAACACGGAAATAACATCAATGGCCGCTTCCAGAACCCGGATGGCGCCATCTTCCAGGTTGGTCCCCATAAGCCCGAACACACCCATGGCCTGGTCTAAATTCTGCGCGCTCTCCCGGGCCGTCATTTCCTGGCGGTATCCGGGCAGCCCCTGCACCGCGTCCGTAACCATGGATCCGCGCTGGAACTGCTGGTCGTGGTATTGCAAATTGGCCAGAATCGAATTGGTCACATCCCTGCGGTCCACGGTCCGCACCACCTGCTGGCCGGAAACCGTATCGCGCGCCAGGTACTTCTTGCCCGGCCAGTCGTCGATATCTTCCGGATCCACCAGCCCGTCCACGTTGATTTCCGTCGGCGGGTTCACAACGAATTTCAGCCCGTCTTCGTGCAGACAAAGCAAATTGCTCATGGACTCCCACAAGCCGATGATCCCTTCGAGCAATCCCCGGCCGCCGAATCCCAGGATGTCCGGCAGGGGCGAGAACGAGATCCCCGGCCAGCGCAAAAAATTGTACGGCGTTTTCTTCGGGGTCTCGATCATCCGGCCGGCCGCCACCGAATATGTCCCGGACTCCAGCAGGACCTCGCCGTTTGGCGCCAGGATCGTCCCCCAGAACTCACTTGCCAGAAACATTTGCCGGAAC